TTAATATGTTTGACTCTATGTTATCTATTTCTAAATTTAAATCATCAAGTTGCACTTTATATTCTAAGCTGTTAATTTGCGCCGTAGCCCGCATCGCCTCTAATAATTCTACTGTTTTAGGCTCCAAGTCATCGCTATACTTTAGGGCTGCTTCAGCCAGTGCCAAAAGATTTTGGTTGAATTCTACTTGTTGTTGAGCAACAGTCTTTTCGGCTCTTAAAACACTAGGAAGATTTTTAATGTCTGTTACGTGTCTTTCTGCACGAAAGGCTTGGCCTATAGCCATCATCTGCCCATTACCTAAAAGTTGACCCAAAGTGGCTGGTACATTCATTTCTTCTGGAAAAATATCTACGCCTAATTCTTCTTGCAACTCAAGAATGTCGTCATACATGGTTCTTACGGCTGATAGTTCGCGGTTAAAGGCATCTACTTCTTCAGGTGCCAGCCCCCTAAAAAAATTGTCTGCCGCTGTTTTAGCAGCTTTTCTATCTATTCCAAAGCCTCCTAGAGCCTCTTCGACAGTTTCTCCCTCTATCATCCTGCCATACATGCTTTCAATTCTTTTTATAGCTGCAAACTGAACAGCACTATTGGTGACAAGTTTAGTTGTTGCCTCAACCGGGCCTAACAGAAGATATGCACCTATAGTTGTTCCCATTTCTGCTAAAAAAGAATGTTGAGTCTCTGCGCGAGTTCCCGGCAAGTAATCGTTTAAAACCATTTGCCCAAAGCCGTAAGCTAGTAGAGCTTTGCCTTCTTCTTTAAAATATATGCGATCACGGGGGTCTGCAATACCAAACCGTTGTTGAAAACCCTCGTACAGTGCATTTAAAGCAGCTTTTCTGTACTTAGACCTTGCAACTGCCGCACCCGCTTCCTTACCTTCGGCTGCAAGTCTAGCTGCTTCATCAAAGTGTCTTTCTGCGTTTTTTTGTAGTGTAGATAAATTTCTTAATCTAGCAGTTTTAGCAGCAGATCGTCCGATAGGAGTTAGTCTTGCACCTCTTTCAAGTTGGGCACTAACGGCATCATTTTTTAAACCTCTCCAAAAATTAGTCATTCTTCTGGGGATAGTCTTTAGACTTTGTGCGCCTCTTACAGCTGCCCCAATAATTCCTCTTTCTTCTGTCCCCTTTTTAATTATTTCTTCTTGTGGACGGACGCGAGTGCCTAAGAAACGAGTGCCTGTCATGTACTCTTGTGTAAGTTCAAAAGCCCTAGCTCTATTTTCTCGTGCATTAACTCCTTTATCTCCACCTCGTAGAAATTTTATGTACGCTGCTTCATCTTTTAAATTTAGTTTATTCAACATAAATGGAAGGAAATCATTATTGTATCTGCTTTTTGCCAGCATAGCACCGCCTGCTCGAAACAATCCGGCGGCAGGGACGGCGTATATAAGGTCCCTTCTTGCTGGTTCTGCAAAACCAGTCGTGTATCCCATGATTTCAAGTGCAGCTTCTTCAGATATGCCTGTAAACTCCGCATATTTTTGTGCAGCACCTTCGACATATTTTTTATCTATGGTCCCGTCAGGTTGAAGTTCATACCCTTCTGGTACAAATGCCTGAAAATCTTCATCACTTAATTTGGTTTTTAATTCAGGATCTCGTAGCATATCAACGTATAGTTGACCACCTATTAACATTGTTGGATAATTTACTCTCTGCTCTAAGATATCAGAGTTTCTACCCTCAGTCTCTCCTCCAACACGATACGGGTTAAGTGTCGCTACAATTCTAGGATCATAGGTGTTGTATATACCAATTCCAATGTTAGGAATCATTTCTGTAAAAATTCTAAATACGTTATTAAGTATTCCTGTAGCTTGTTGTCTCGTCCCGTCTCTGTGGGCTTCAAGAGCAATGATCCGTTGGTTTTTACCAACTCCGGCTCTTGCCATCAACCTATCATATTTAACTGCAGAATCGTCAATCTCACTCTTAATAATAAAATTTTCAGTGTCTGTTATTTCACCACTTTTAATTTTTTCTATAACAGGATCCGGGTTGAAAGTCCTTATAAATTTACCTAAAAAACTGTCTTCGCCTTCTTTTTTAATAGGTCGAACACTTTCCATTCTTGTTAGAAGGTCGGCATGTTTATTGTTGTTGTTTAAACCAAAAATTCTTACTGCGTAGTTAGGAGGTCGTTCTGATTGATTCGTATAAAGTTTATTGTTAGAAGTAAATAAATATTTGTTATCATCGTTGATATCTGTTTCATAAACGATGAAACCATCAAATCTCCCTAGTTTTTTCATTTTTAAATCAAACGAGGCTTCTGAAAAAGGTATTACGTTACCTCGCATGTCTTTAAGAGTTGTAACCAGATTTACCTTTGACAAATCTACAGAGTTGTCCTCTTTTACTGCCCCCGGTATGGCAGTTCCATCCGGGTTTCTAGTGGTTATAAAACCCAGAGGCTTCACACTTGAACCATTTTCTAGTTGAATTCCATTGATAACTTCAAGCTGTAAATTGTTTATCTCTGGATTAGGATGTTTAAGAAGTCTATCGTAAAGGATCATACCCCCGTTAGGATCTCTGTCTAATTCATCAAAATTTAGGGCTAGAGCAGCTTGTCCTTCTCTGACATACAATTGTCTAGACATGTAAGATTCTGCAACTGCAGGCACAACGCCTATCTCTTGTATTCGTTGTTGTTCTTTTGCTCTTTCTTTAGCAAATTCTTTAAAAAAATCGACTGCGGGGTCTGTGAGTTGAGAGAGTTGATCGTCAACGGCTTCTCTTGTAGGTGCCCTTGCCTCTTTCCGTGCAAGCCTTCGTTGAGCGAGTTCAATGTTTTCATCCTGTTGTTCTAAAGAAACAGGCTCTGGGGGTTCCACCGGAGGTTCAGGAGATTCTGTAGGTTCTTCAGTTGTAGGCTCCGGGGCATCAACAGGAGTATCTACCTGCTGCAAAGCGGGAGCCGGATCAACCAATTCAATTTTTTCTTCTGTTAAATTTGACATGTTAATAAGCCTGCGGTCCGTCGGGTTCCTCACGCATTTCAAGTTGGCGCAAACGGCCCATCGTCATTGCAGTTCCTTTTCCTGATAATCCAGACTCTCGTTCCGTTAGAGCGTTATACAGTGTAGTTGCCATAACAATACGATTAGGATCTTTAATCTTTGACACGTAGTTAAGATATTCAGCTTTCACCTTAGTTTCCTCTAATATAAGATCTAAAACTTCTTGCGCTTGAGCAAATGATTTTATGCCTGACCCTACCCCAATAGCTTTAGCTTGAATATCAATGTCTTGAGCAGCAAGACGAGCCGGACCACCCTCCGGGCTTTCCCTTAATCTAGCAATGATGTAAAGAAGTTGAACTTCTAGATAACGAATTTTTGCTGCTCTGAGATCATCTTGAGCCTTTGTACTATCTGGATTAATGTCATAAGCTTTTTGTGCCTCTATTATTTTATCAGAGTACTTGTCAAAAACATTTATTATTGTGCCGTCTTTGTCCCTGTATTCGTATTCCTCTTTTTCCAATCCAAGTTGTCTTATAAAAACTTTCGCTGTATTTCGTACTGTTTCTATAGCAGCAGGTATGGTTCTTGTTGCTTCTAAAGCAAAACCCGCCACTGGCATGTCTAGATTTTGGTATTCTTTCTGAAGCCTTATTGCTACTGTTCGTGTGTCTTTAATCCTAGTATCTTGTATTCCTAAATTTTTTCTAAACTCAAAAAACTTATCTTTGTCTGGAAAGCCCAAAGCTCGTGAAGCAAAAGCTTCTTGTCTTGATGTAGGATCACTACCAAATGTATATCTCGTATTATTTAAACCCAAGTCGTCAGGTAGTGTTGGCACCAGAAGATTTGTCATACCTGCAAAATCGCCGCCACTAGCGTCATAAGCATTAAGCAATGCTTGTTTTTTATCTGGGTCTGTTATAATAAGAGTTCTATCCCCTTTAAAAATTGTTAGATCAGAAAAGCCGGTAGCAAAATTTGTAACTACGTTGGTTACTTCATCCACATTTTTATATATGCCGCCATTATCCGTGCCATACTTGTTAAAATGCCTAGCTATCCCGTTATTTATTCTAACTTCATTGGCTCTAGGATTAGAAGTCTGTGAAGCAAGTGCGGCTGCTACACTGTTTGTTTTTTCAGATGTTGGTAACCGGGGAGTTAAATTGACAACACTCTCTCCTTCTGAAGTAACCTCTAGTGCAAATTCAGGGAACATTTTATTGAAATCAGGCACATTAGTTTGTGTAAACCCACTTCCAATAGCGTTATACAAAGATCTTCCTATCACTTGAGCGGGTATTCTGTTTTGTTCTATTAAATTTTCATACCCTTTTATTATATCAGGTATCTGAATTTGTCCCAAATCCTTTTGTTCTTGTTTAAGATACTCTAGATTTTCTCCTATTTGCACTCTAAAAGCATTTGTTAGGGCAGACTCCCATGCGTTATAAGCATCTGGGTTAGTATCTTGTTCAGCGTATATCTTAGCAAATTCAGGAGCGTTTAAAAGTGTAGTTGCAGCCTGACTTGCTTCTACTAAAGTCTTAGGGTTTTCTTCTATTGTAGTCCCTTTTGAATTAGGAGTGTTAGGATCTTTGTAATGATAAAAAGCTGTTCGTAGTTTAGTTGCTTCCTCCGCGTCCAGTTTAGCTTGCGCTATAGCCGCTTTGTTTTTAGCTTCAATTGCACGTTCTAAATTGTTTGAAACTTCTTTACTAAAACCTCCGGCGGCTCCAAGACCAAAAGTTGCTAAAAGACCTAATGGCATTATTCTGCCTCCCTTTTTTCTATGAAACCTTCTGTAGGTTTAGTCCGTGCAGCTTTTTGACGCGACAAAATTTCTTCTTCTTTAGCCTTCATTTCTTGCTCGTCTAATTCATCTTGTTGCATTGTAATTGCTTTAGCAAGAATAGGATTATTTTCTTGCATGAAAGCCTTGAGGTTTTCGTTTAATTTTTCGTCATCTATTTCTTGTTGATTAACAGGTTCCGGCGATAATCGAAATGGACCCATGTAATCGTCTTCCACCGCCAGTGCAGTAAAAAGCATGTTAAGGGCAGGTTTTGACAATTCTGCAACATCGGGATTAAACAGGTTTTCAGAAAAACCGTTGAGAATCATAGCCTCTGTCATCGTTGTAACAGGCAACCCAGCGAGAATATAGGCTTTACACCTATCTCTTTTATTTTCATCCATCAAACCGTCACAAACACTTTGCACAAATTCTTCTGCAGTATTGTACTTTGGAGGCTTGGCCCACGGGTTATCAGGCTGGGTTAGTCCATATCCCACCGGAGCTTTACTAAGCATTTTGTCTCTAAAAGGTCTTTTTGCCATAACTTATACTTACCGTCTTCTAATTTTAGGAGGTCGTGGTCGCACTTTAGGAGGGCTAATAGCCGTATTCTCAAGACGAGTCCGGGGTCCAGCAGCACTTCTACCCCCAACACTTTGTATAGCAGCTTGAACTATAGGGTTATTTGACGATGCCACTATTTGACGTGCCCTAGTAACATCGGGAACATTAAAACCCAGAGCTTGTTCTTGTTGCGCTCTAGTTAATTTTGCAACCCTTGCGCTTGATAGATTTACTCGTTTTGACTTTGAAGAGGGAGTAACAAAACCGGATCTATCGCTTCCTGTAAGTTTATCTAACTTTGCTTCGATCCTAGTTAATTCATCTTCTGATGATAACTTACTAGCTTGTTCTCCCTTTCTATCAATTCCAAATAGTCCTTTTCTGCCGGGTCTTCTATTTATACCAAACAGACCATCCTCAATACCTAAACCTTTTCTCAACCAAGATGCAAAACCTGACATAATAAACCTCTTAATCTTCTGGGAACAGTATATCAGCAACAAGGCCACCGATTCCAGCGGCTGATTCAAACATCATCTCTTTATCATACAAGTCTGAGTTTGCGTCAGCCTCCATAGCTGCAATTGTAAGTTGATGCTGTCTTTCCAACGTATTCTCTGCAGTTTGCATAGCCCACTGTGCTTTATCTCTATACTCATTCCACAGGTTGTTTTGTGCTTGCGCCGTCATGTTAAACAAATTCTGAGCATTGATTCTGTTCGCTTCATTTATCGCTTGAGTATCTGCAGTGTTTGCCTGTCTGCGCCACTGTGCATTTGATTGATCTATTTGAGCTTGCATGTTTGCGTTGAACTGCTGTCGTTGACTGTCTAAATTTGCAACGAATTGTTTCATTGCATTTGCTTCATTAACATTAAATTGTTGTTGCGCTGCGATACGGTTGGCGTTGGCTGCTGCAACAGATACATCTAGCTGTGCAAAAAATTGATCTACTTGAGCTTGTGACTCTGCGTTAAATTGTTTTGCCGCATTTATAGCAGCTTGATCTGTGAACAATTTTTGTAATTCGCCTTGATATGATATTTCGGACATCTTCTGTGCCCCTGTTAAATTTTGTGTATCTATAGCCAAAAATGCTCGTGCGTTGTTCACTGCCGCAGTCATTCTAGCATCAAGATTAGCTTTGTCCATAGCGGCAAATACAGTTGCGTTTTGCAAAGCAGCTTGTTGTTGATTGTTAAGATTAGTTAACTGTATTGCACCATAACGGTCTGCATCAGCTTTTGCAATAGGAACACCCGCCTCTAACACGGCCTGTGTTATAGCTGCAGCCGCCATAGAAGAAGAGCCAAGCCCCCTCGCCTGCATCTGAGAGGTCACAGCCCTAATCGCCGGACTTGCCCATGCAGGAGGATCTTGGCCCTCTTCAAAAGACTTATATAATTCTCCTAGTTGATATTTAACTGTAGATCGTTCATCAACTTCGCCTGTTGCAGCCTGTGCAATTGATCCCTCAGACACTGCACCTTGAATGTCCCCGATAATTGCTTCAGATGACAACCTGCCCTGAACAGCATTTGCCTCTGGAGTTCCCGGAGCAACATACGCTTCGTATTTTGCAGCAGCCTCTTTTACAGGAGCCACTACTTCTAGGGCATCCGCTGTTTGACTAGCAGCTACATCAATTTTTTCTAGGTCAGCAGGAGCTACTTGCTCTGTTCCCTCTAGACTAATTGCTTCAGCAGTTATAGAGGTTCCTTTTGGAAGTTCAGCATAGCCTTGACCCACACCTGCTTGTCTCTCCATTGCCGCTTTAATATCTTTTGGTTTTTTTTGTGGAGGTTTTTTTGGTTCTTCTGGCACCTTTATTGGGTCCTCAACTACTGGGTTTTCAATTACTGGGTTCTCTTTTTTCTCCCCACCCGCAGGTGGGGATACAGGGCGGGGAGTTGGTTTATATTTTGTTTCGTCTTCTATTGGTTGTATAGTTACGTCAGACATATCTTAAATACCAAATAGTTGCTATAAATAAAATCGTTGTAACACCAAGAGCAGTAAATCCGACGATTTTAAAAATTTCAGCCATCTCTTCTTTTCTTCTTCGCTTCTCTCGTTTCTCTTCTCGAATACGCTCTTTCTCTTCTTGCAAGCGTTTGGCACGTTCATTGACGATCTGTCTCCATGTGCCGTATCCAAAACGATTATCAATTAGAATACTTATTTCTTCCAACTGTTCCTGTGCTAGTTTAGCGTCAATAACACTGCTGGCAACATCCTTTGTTTGCCCTATCAGACTTTTGCTGCCGAAACGCTCCTGCTGCACTTGTTTCTCTCCTGCAAAAAGTCCGTCAATGGCACCTGCAATATCCTTAATGTCGTTAGCCGTGTTGATGTTTGATTTGATAAACTCAACTGACTTTTGAACTAGCGTTATCCCGGCTAGTCCAGTTGATATCGGGTCCATTGTTTCCCTCCTTAGAACCGATCTATGAGCGTTGTGTTAAGGCTCTGTCTAACTTATCCTCTACTCTGTGTAGTGCTTCCATTACCCTGTCCATGTCCTCTCGCAGTTCTGCTTTGGTTGCAAAGTCTTCACGAGTCCGGTTCAACAGGATGTCTATGCGCTTTACCTCTGATGACAGGTTTACTAAAAAGTATCCTGTTCCAACGATAACAATCCCAAGAAGGGTATCAATAATAAGCGGGGTGTCCATTAATCAGCATCCGCAATTGTAAGTGTGCCAGCTTCTACTTGGCGCAGAATCTCGGCGTAGTGGCGGTTGCCCTCCGACATAGGAACCCCCCACTCAACGCCATCAATAGTGGCAATGACTGAAATATTGCCTGTGTCGTCAGCAACATATTTTGCCGAAGTAATATTTATTTCATTCATAATTATAACTCCGCATCTAATTCAATTAGACCACCGAATGCGTTTACAGATATTGACCCAGCAACAACACCAGATGCTGTGCCTGTAGCGACAGCATAACCATCTGGACTGGTTAAACCTGAAATACTGGTTATTGATGTGGAAGACCCGTCGCTTTCTCCACATTGTACTGTTCCAGTAGTAGTAATAGATGGACTAGTTCTAAATACGCTTGAAGTTGGAATGCTAAATCTTACAGTATTTGTGGTCTGTCTTGTACCAGATCCAATAGCCTGATTAACGGATGTATCAATGCTTTGATAATACCTCTGACACAATGCCAACTCTTCACCAAAACTACGACGCTCGAACTCAGTGGCTACGGAGCCGACTTCAAGTTGCATCCCAGTAATAAACAAGGTGTTGTCTGTGCTACTAAAAAAGTTGGAACTACCTACGGCTCTGTTTCCGTTAGCATGTGAACCCCACGATGTCTGCAAAGTTCCACTACTGTACGTTGACCCCGCTGCTAACCAAATAGCACAATATAAACTTAGAGCGTTATCATCATCAAATGCACCTGTCGTATCTGCTCCAAAATCAATTTCAATGCGTGACCAATCTGTAGTTGTTGTAAATGTTTTGTTAACATGCCTATTATTATCTGCATCAAAAAGTTCTGCGACCATAGTACGAGCAGAGTTTGCTTTCACATAAAAACTAAAAGTAAAGTTTTTTGCGCTAGACGTTCCTTTGGCAAATCTTTGTAAATCTTGACCCTCAATACGAGTTTGGAACCAAGCAAAATCCCCTGCATCTAAACTAGATTGTGCTGTTGTGCAATCAAACTTTAACGAGTTAGCAAAACCATCAGGGCTATCGCTATCTTGTGACAGGGTTAATCTTCCATCCATGCCACTAAAACTTATATTCATTCTATCAGTTGCAAAATAACCTCCTGATGCGCCGATACCTGAAGTTGACGTTGCTCGTTGTGCCACTTGCATAGCACCGTTGGTCACAACATTCTTCCGGCCTTCAGGTGCGCTTGCAGATTGTGCTAGTTGTCTTGCTTTGCTTGCCATTATTCAGCCTCCAGTGCCGCAACTTTAGTTTCAAGAGTTTCAATCTTTGCAATTGCTTCTTGGAGTGCAGCAGTTAAGAGTGGCACTAACTTAGATTGGTCAATGCCCTGATGAACAGGCCGTGTTCCTGTTTCCGTCCAAGTGTAATTGTCTTCAAGAGTTTCTGGCTTTGGTGTTTTGCTTTCTATGACATTACCATTTGCATCTTTTACGTCGCCAATGGCTTCTGTCTCGTCTTTAGTGCCACTTATGGCCTCTGGAACTGCGGTGACTTCGTGCGCTAGAAATCCATCAACTGTTGTGTCTTTATCTACAATAAAATTAAAACGCTTCGGAGCCAATGTTTTTACACGATCAATCGCGCCTGTTAAGTCTACTATGTTTTCTTTAAGGCGGTAGTCTGAGGACGTTATGTAAGAAGTTGCTGAACTACTTGATTGTATCCTCCCCACGATGGTCGCAGTGGAGGCGGCATTATTTATAATAACAAAATGGTTTTGTGCGCTCGTTCCATCCCGTGCGGAAAAGATGGAGCCATTTGAAAGTAAAACCAAACCCTCTTCTTCTGCGCCGGAACTTGAACTTGTTCGCCCAAGACAAAGGTGGCCTGAAGACCCAGTTAGTCTCATGCGTTCTGTGCTGCCAGTGCTAAACGCCATTGGCACAGCCGTTCTAGTATCCAATCTAGTTAGGCCATCATCGGCTGATAATTCCAATGCGCTGACTGAAGAGCCAGTGCGCTGAAGCCGCAAAGTTGCACTGTCAGCGCGTTCAATTTCAATTCCACCGCCGTAAGTAAACGCTGGACTGTTCGTTCCAACGCCAACATTGCCATCTGACCTGATTGCCATTTTTGAGGTAGCCGTTCCAGACGAGGCCGTAAGAAACCGTAGACTTGTTTCGTTAGAATCACTCGCAAAATCGCTTTCTGCAACTGCCGCAATGGTTACGCCTTTAACTATTGCATCTGTTCCATCTGCTTCATCTGGTGCCCTAAAACTTATCTGGCCTAAATTATCGCCTGTTTCTACCGCAGTTTCACCTGTTTCTAATACCAAACGAGCGGGGTTTCCATCTGCTGTATTCGTATTTTTTAAAAGCAGTCCATTATCGGGGTCATGTGTTAGTGTAATATCGCTGTCAGCACCAAAATCTATCTGTGCGTTGTCGCTTGTTAGCTTCAGATCGTCTTCGATTGTAAGGTCGCCAGTGACTTTGCCACCAACAGTTATGTCCCCGGAGAATGTGCCGTTGAACACGCTGAACGTATCATAGACGACGATCTCCATCGTGTCTCCAGCAGTGGCACCACTGTCAAGAACCACTGATGTTTTTGACGTAGCTGTGTAGTCAGAAGGTTCGAGCAGAACCCCGTTCAGATACACATCAACGTACTCTGAGTCAGTGTAACCCAAAGTCTTGCCGTTGCTGTCTGAACCAGTGAATGTTGTCTGTCCAGAAGTCGCTGTGTAGATGAAGCGGCTACGGATACCTGATGACGGGGCTTTTCCTATGTAGGGCATTATTTAGCCTCCAGTGCAGCTACTTTAGTTTCAAGAACCTCAATAGTTTTTTGCTGTTCCTGCAACAGCTTCACTATAGCTGGAGTAAGGCGGTCATACTGAACGCCCTCTGGCTCTGGTGTTTCCAACACTTCTTCGACAGGCATACCTTCGTCATTATAAGTAATATTTACAGTTTTATATAAAACAAGGCGAGGGTCTACTTTGTCAACTTCTTCTGCAATAAATCCCCAGTGGCTATGGTCAGGATTATCAAGGTCACATTTAGATTTATAATACACAGGGCGCAGATTCAATATGGCTTGAGCATTAGAAAGTTCCATATCTTCAATATTCTGTTTGTATTTTTCAGAGGAAGTAGAGCGTAAAAGTGCGCCAGACGATTGCACATTAACATTAGCTGAACCAGATGAAGTATTGTTGTAAACAGGTAATGCACTGAACAGTCCATCACCACGAATGGTCAAATATCCACTGGAGCCTGATTGGTCAAAAACTCGAAATGCTGCATCAGAAGTATTAGTTCCCGCAGTAATCAGTGTTCCAAAACTTTGACCCGTTGTGCTATTGCCGCCAACTGCCAAAGCATTGGCGTTTGCATCGCCACGAACAACTAATTTACCTTCGTCTGGGCTGGTGTCATTTATTCCAACCCGACCCGAACTGTCGATACGCATAGCTTCTTGTGTAATACCGGAGCCATAGCTGTTTGATGTTCCAAAAACCAAATTTGACCCAGAGCCATCGAACATTGCACCAATACGAACATTGGCGGCAGTTTGGGCATCATCAAAAGGGGCTTCTACAAGACTAACAAAATTGCCAGAAGTGTAGTCTGTTTGTGTAACTCGTAAGCCTTCACCATCTACTGTGCCAGTAAACGTGCTGCCAAGTTTGTTTGTTGTTCGTATTTCAACAGGAGTTTCTGGTGCGGTAGTTCCCACCCCAACCCGATTATTCGTGCTGTCAACCTTGAGTGTGCTGGTATCAACAGTCAGATCTCCCGTCACCCCAAACGTCTGCGCTTCCGTAACGTCATTAAAGTCTACAGGTTTTGTACCAATATATGACATCAGGTAATCTCCATAATGCTCAACGCTGCATCTACACCTGCGCTCGAACTGCAATCAATCTGAATTTTATCAGTGGTTTGCACCACAACCTTGTTACCCGATAGCAGTTCAAGCGATGATCCTGCCGGGATTGGAGCGTCATTAATTAAGAACACCGTCTGGTTAGTCTCTGAGTCAGAAGTATCCGACACAAGTTTAACATCGACAGTGACTTGAGATGCTCCACGATTAGCAATAATTAAACCCAGAACCACCGAAGTTGTGGAACTGGGGACTGTATATAGGTCGTCTGGTGTGCCCGAAGATGATGGCATTGAAGCGTTGGTTTTCACTTTAAACGTGTTAGCCATGATTACTCCTATTAGCTTCTATATTATATATTTTTTTTGTCTATCGGTCAACCTAAAGCGATAGCCAAAGCTGTTATATCAGCGTCTGTTGCAATAGTTCCGGTGGTGCTTGGCAGTGTTAAAGTTACATCTGCTGTGGAGGCAGGTCCGATAAGCGTTGCTTTGTTAGTTCCGTTGTCAGAGTCTTCAAAAAATTCTATGAAACCTGCACTGGTCGCTCCGTTTTTAAGTTGCAGTCCGGCGTTGACAACCGGGGTTGTTATAGTGGGAGTTGTAAGAGTTTTGTTGGTAAGAGTTTTGGTGGTAGCGGAGATATACGTATCTAGGTCAGTCACTGCTACTTGTTTCATAGTACCGTCGTCATTGTACACCACACGATCCGCATCCGCTACCGTTGTGCTAGAGGCTGACGTGTTACCGTCCATTATGTTCAGTTCAGTAGCTGTCGCAGTTACACCGTCCAGAATATTGAGTTCAGACGCTGTTGCAGTCACTCCATCTAGAATGTTCAATTCACTTGCTGTTGCAGTCACTCCATCTAGAATGTTCAATTCACTCGCTGTTGCAGTAACCCCATCTAAAATATTGAGTTCACTCGCTGTTGCTGTTACTCCATCAAGTATATTAAGTTCTGCAGCCGTAGAGGTGACATTTGTCCCCCCAATATCTAAAGTGGTCATGGATACTTCACCAGCTACAGTCACTACGCCGTTAGCTAAAGTTATTAGATCCGTATCATCTGTGTGACCTATGGTGGTGCCGTTAATAAGAACATCGTCAATGTCTAGTGAACCGCCGGAAATAAGCCCTGTGGTTGTGATATTAGATGACCCGGTATCAATTGTGCCAAATCCAGATGTAATAGAACCACTGTCAAGTGCGCCAGTGCTAACGAGGTTTGGCATAGCCGTGATTTCATCGTCAAAATATGCAGCTAAATCCGTGACCGCTACCTGCTTCATAGTACCATTGTCATTGAAGACAACGCGATCTGCGTCTGCTACTGTAGTGCTAGAAGCTGACGTGTCCCCGTCCATGATGTTAAGTTCAGATGCTGTTGCAGTAACCCCGTCTAGAATATTAAGTTCACTAGCTGTAGATGTCACACCATCAAGTATGTTTAGTTCTGCAGCCGTAGAGGTAACATTTGTACCCCCTATGTCTAAAGTGGTCATAGACACTTCACCAGCAACTGTAACTACACCATCAGCTAGAGTTATTAGATCTGTATCATCTGTGTGCCCGATATTTGTGCCATTGATAAGAACATCGTCAATGTCTAATGAACCACCAGAAATTAGACCTGTCGTTGTAATGTTTGACGAACCATTATCAATTGCTCCAAATCCGCTAGTTATTGAGCCTGCGTTGAGGGCACCAACAGTTGTTACATTAGACAGAGTGTCTAAAGCTGACTCAAAATATGTTTCAAAGTCAGTCAGGGCGACTTGCACCATTGTGCCATTATCATTTACAACTACACGGTCAGCGTCAGCAAGTGTTGTAGAAGTTGCAGAGGTGCCACCATCTACAATGTTAAGTTCAGCAGCGGTTGAACTTATGGCTGTACCGTTAAAATCTATTGCGTCTAAATACGCTGTGCCATCAATGTATATGTCTTTAAATTGTGCCCCACTTGTGCCAATGTCTATGGTATTGTTTGCATCAGGTGTTAGGGCCGATCCAAACGTAACATTATCGTCTGCTGTTCCAACGACAGTAATTCGCGCTCCCTCACCGCCTGTACCATCGTGATTGTGTCCACTGGTAGATCCAAACGCTGCTAGAATTGCATCGAATTCATCATTGCTATCGGCGGCATCAATAACGTCACCATCCACATAAGTTGATTGTCTTGCTGCGTATCCTGCCATTTTTTATCTTCTTCCTCCGGGGGTAAATTCTAATTGATATCCTTTTAGGGAAAACGGGGCTAATCCTCCATTGTCATCTACACGAACCGCTACAGTAAACCCTCCACCCTCAACGCTCTGACGAACAAGAGGAGATCCAGATGACCCGTACACGGCTGTTCCATAAGTACTGATAGCGTTACCGTAAATGGCAGCGGAACCTCCTGTTAAGAGGGAATACTGCGAGGGTTGCGGGCTGTCTGTTGAAAAGAAATCATATCGAATACGAAACTTAGAGTTAACAGTCCCTTCATTTTCATAGTTCCAGATAATCCGTTGCATATTTTTACGGATACCTGCATCGCCCATGTTGTGATCTGGAGACGAGAATCTAGCTACAATGTTCGTGCTATCAAAAGTGTTTCCTGTTTCTTGTTGATAAATGTAGCCGTCATGACCTCCGTGTACGATTGTCTCCACATTACTAACAAAGCCAGAATCGCAACATGCTGGTTTGATACCTTTTATGTCAGAGTATTCCCAGCCAATGCCGCCCTGATCTGTTTGCTTCAACACTCCGGCAACTCCGGGAGCAGATGCCTCAACTGCAGTGTCTTGTGCAAAAAATATTCTGTACTGACTTTTGTTACGAATAACGACAGACGATATTCTATCTAGGCTGATGTTACGAAGAAGCAATCTGTCCTGAATTTGTTTTGACACAGTTCCAAGCTCTACGTCACCAATCTTAGCCGTACCAGCCAATGTACGAAGACCATCAGGTGCAAGATACACGATATCGCCGCCAAGTTCCTGAACGCTGAACCTATCTACGCAACCAATCCTACGAGTTACTGGCTTTAAAACAAAGTCTGCAATAGACGAACCTTGAAGTTGATGTATCTGATCTTCACAGAATATAAACAGGGAATCCCTAAAACTAACCAACTTGACAACAGCACTGTCCACCTTGATAGATCCGGCTCCGTTTGCCGCAGAGAAACTTGTCTCAGTGAACGGTGCAGAGAACACAATTTCTTGTGGGTTTGTTGCCATCCCCGCAAAAAACATATGGTTTTTAAAGACAGCGACTGATTCAGGATCAGATGGTGCGCCTGTAGCGTTTACATCTGTAACACTAGAACCATCAAAGATAGAAGCTCTGTTTACACCATCAGCATATATTATTTTTTCTGTGTTATTAAAATTGTAAATTGTAAAGTCGTAACGACCAGCACTGGTTCTACCAGAATCTATTTCTGTCCAAGATCCTGTAGCACCCCCAAAAAATACTTTTGTTCCTCTAGCAGCAACAATCTTATCTTTGTATATTGCAACTCCTAAGATTTTTTCTGTAGAAGCACTTGTCTGAGGTACAATATTAGAATTGTATTTGGCGTAACCATTGATGCGACGGTAGCCACCTGAAACGTCCGGCTCAAAATTAATTAACTCTGTTGCGGCTCCGGGAGGCATAGAGAATGAATCTCTGTTGAGAATAAGACCGCCACTTAATTTCACCACATATGGGCTGATAATTGAAGTATCGGGCATTAGACTGCTCTCATGTAGTCTTTACGATTGATGAGTTCTACTCTCATCCGACGTAGCCCTTGTTCATAATCCTTCTGTGCAAATTGAGCAGCTTGCGGGTCGGAACGCAAAAGATATGCGTAGTACTTTGCCCTGTTAACTATTACGTCGTGAAAACGATCAGGTATGGACGGAGTGTCTGTATTTGTGGCTAAATCAGATACTGTGGTGTAGTATGCGTATCGCACTGTATAAGTGGATTTGTCAGGGACTGGAGACAAACCAATCTTATCATCCGGTGTGTGATATACAAACTCTGGCAAGCCCTCCGCACTACCATCTGGATTAGTATCTCTTTCGTGATACTTGTCTAAATATTCATCATAACTAATGTAGTCCAACCGCCGTTCAGGTAAACTTGCAGATTCTTGTACGGTGAATGTTGACCACTTGAGAGTTTTAGCGTTAGTTTCAAACGTGTAAAGACGTTGACCATCAACTGTTGTATCTGAATCATTAGCCACTGTAAAAGGCCACTCTACCTCAGAATTAATAATGTCGCGTTGTGCTTTGTTAACAAAATCAGCTACAGCAGTTTGTAACCCACGAGTTGAAGTTACATTAGTAATTTCTACTTCGTTAAGCTCTCTAAGAACTGCGTTACAAAGTTGTAAGTAATTCATTGTTAACCTTTGTGCGGATCAAAAAATTCTTCTACAGATACAAATAATTCCATTGTATTAGCAGTTTCTCCAAACGCTACGATCTTATCCCCGGAGTTTGTAAAGAAAAAACTGTTGTTCACAAGGTTCGTAACACTGTTTGCAGACAGGCTTAAATCTTTAGCGATAAAATGATAGTTTGTGCTTGCCGCGTCGTAATACTGAACGGATATTTTTTTTGCAGCGGAGTTATTGTTTGATATGTGAAGATATCTCACAGCCCCGCTGTAGTTGTTGGGCGTGGTGTATACAACTGTGGCACTACCATCGGCAGAGGTAGATGATATAGTAGCTCCTACTGTCTGATGCTTACTGCCATCCTTTAACATTAATACACAGCCTGTCTTGAGGTGCTACCAAAAGAATAAATTTTACCGCCCTGTGCGGCCTTTTTTTTCTTTTTAGGAGCGTCTGTCCGAACATTAGTGGGCTTACCGCCCACTCCCTGCGCTTTAGCGCGTTTCCGACGAACTGCACTCCTCTTCTCTGCAGAACTCATACGGTTCGCTTTTGCACGAGGCACACATTTCGGATAGCCGGATCGGGCAGTAGAAGCTTTTTTGCGCCCGCATGGAGGGTGGCTTCCATCCTTTTTCTTCCGGCTTATATCCACCCAGTCGCCTTTTGGTCCTTTTCCAAACCATTCTGTTAGGCTCATTAGTAAGTACCACCACGTTTCTTATAGGTCCTAACTAACCAAGCGTTTGCGTAAGCACTTGGATATACTTTGAATTTTCGTTTCGCTTCAGCTTTTACACGAGCGTAGAGAGCCTTGTTTTTGGGGGTAGGGCTACCGCTACTCTTCTTCTTGGTTGAAGATTTCTTCGATGTACGCTTTGCCATGCGTTGTCTCCCGTTGAAATAAAAGTGTGGGTACAGTTCCTGTTAAAACAGCAAGTGCGCCCATTTTAGTGTCTGCATCTAGCCAGTCTTCTATGGCGTTGTCTAATTTTTTATAAACTTCTTGTATGTCCACATCCGCTGCTGCGATATCATGGTAAAAGTCTATAAGTTGTTCTGCGTCTTTTTTTCTAGATTTGTATTGGTGATACAAGGCTTCAAATATCAAACTTGACATAACAATCTCCCTGTATATATTATGTTATTTTATTAGAAAAAGTCAATTAAAATGTAACATGCTCTTCAAAGTCTGTCTTTATACCTGCAGAATACGTTTTACCGTCATAAGTTAAACATTCTTTTCTATTGTTGCCGTTTGTTACAGAACAGTGTACCCATCCAGAGGTTGCATCAGTGGGGTCATAATGTTCTAATATCAGTTGGTCAAACTCTAAGTTATCTTTTATCCACAAAGCTAACTTTAGATTGTCTACTCCGGGTATCTCAAAGTCTACGGCTTCACCTTTAGCATGTTGGCTATTCGCATTAGATCCAATAGCTTCGCATAGATCTACACTCCTATATCCTGAAGACGGTGAGAATGGTATGTTGAAGTGGTCACGCACAGGCTGTAGTATTTCTGTACAAACCCTTTTTAAGTTTTCAACTTGTATCAAGTCTGGCGTATTG